CACCCGGTATTTCTATGGCCGGGACGTGGATGCGGTGGAAGAACAGCCCTACTCCTACGACCCGCGTGTTGCTCCCATGCCCCGTATCGTCTTGACACCCGGCACTTATGACGCCGAGGGCAACGAACTGACGGCACCCACCTTCGACAGCCGGTATCATGCCAATATCCTTCTTGGTCCCGCTATTGTAGCCCGTGGAACGTGGAAGGCCCCGCTGCTCAATTACTACCACAACGGCGCGCTGGTGGGCGAGAAGAACGCTGACGAGGTGGCCTATACGGTTGGTGGCGTGGAACTGATCGACCCCGACACGATCCGCAGCCCGAGTAACATGTGGGGGTAACGAGTGTCTTTTGTAGAAGAGCACACAGGAAAATTTGTAGCGGCTGCTTTAGGATTAATTTCTATGGCAGTAACATGGGTGATTCGGACAGTGTTTACTAACGAAAAGAAAGTAGCTTTACTCCAGCAAGCTTTAGAAAATCACCTAACAGAATCTGAAAAAAGACACATTGATTTAAAAGAGTCTATTATAAAAATAGAAACTCAAAATGGTATAGCTATTCAGAATCAGTCTCAACTAGTAAAAGCCTTAATTGAAACATTGGAGAGAACAGGTGAAACGCCCAGAAGTAAATAAAAAAACAAAAGAACTAATTAAAGAGTTTGAAGGACTAAGGCTGAACGCTTACCTTGATTCTGCAGGTGTACCGACCATTGGTTACGGTTTAACTACAGATGCTCTAGACGGTGTTGTTGTTCGCCTAGGTATGGTTATTACCAAGAAAGAAGCAGACGAATACTTCGACCGAGCTATCGAAGTTTTTGCTAATGGTATCTGGGAATATTTTAAAGTTCAACCAACAGAAAATCAGTTTGGAGCTTTTGTTTCTCTAGCCTATAACATTGGTATCGGAGCATTCAGCAGGTCTACTGCTCTAAAAAGATTCAATAACGGTGACATCACTGGCGCTGCTGAGGCTATCAAGTGGTGGAACAAAGCTACAGTAAAAAATAAGAAGGTTGTTCTTAAAGGTCTAGTCCGTAGACGTGCAGCAGAGGTTGATCTTTTTCTTAAAGACGAATACGAGCCTGTACGTTTTGTAGAAGAAGCCCCTCCAGAAATGCCTGAGAAAGTAGCTGCAGTTATGAAAGATGCAGAGAAACATCCTGTGGCTTCTACAACTAACTGGGCTTCTGCTGCTCAAATTGCTACAGCGGTAGGTATCCCCGGTACTCTGACAGCTTTCGGTCAGATGGATTGGAAGGTAGCAGCTATACTTATGGTAGGTGGTTTTGTTATTGGTGGTTACATTATCCTAGAAAGAAACAGAAAGTCTAAACTGGCTAAGGAGGCTAGAGAAGAATGGGAATCTTCTACAGGTTAATGGCTCTTCTACTAGGAGCTAGTGTTCTGGTAGGTTTATTCCTTTTAGTCCTTGGTAAATTCGACAACAAACAAGAACTAAAGGATACTATTGAAAGAAAAGAAGCAAGGGAGGAAGTTCAAGATGAAGTCAATCGCCGTGGCTCTGGGGCTAACCGGGATCGTCTTTCTAACTGGGTGCTCCCTTCCGAATGATTGCGACTGGGCACAGCCTATTCGTCCTACTCAAAACGATGTAGTAGTCATTTCAGACACTCTCGTAAATCAACTAGTTGTCCATAATGACACTGGAAAACAAATCTGCGGATGGAGAGAATAATGAAACGTAGAACAAACACTATGAGTCCTAAGGCTACTGTAGGTAAAAAAGTAGCAGACAAGATGGGTAAAGCTCCTAAACGAATGTATGCTAAAGGTGGCAAGGTTACTAAAGGAAAGAAGTGCTAATGGCTGAACAATCTTTTAAACAAGCTTTTGCTGAAGCTCGTAGAAAATTCCGTAAAGAACCTACGGAAGCTAACTACACTTTTACTTGGAAAGGAAAGAAGTATAATATTCTTCAGGAAGGTGAAACCAAAAAGAGTGTTATGGAAAAGTACGGTAAGTCAAGCGCACCGGAAAAAAGCCCTCGACCATCTGCTAGACCGTCTAAGTCAGAGTCTTCTGGTTCTTCAAGCAGCGGCCCTAAGAAGCGTCTAGGCTACGAACCAAACACAGACACTACGGATGATGCTCGTGCTTCCCGTGGTTCTGGACGTACATCAGACAAACCCAAGAGCACCTCTTCTAGCTCTGGTCCCTCTACTCCTCCTAACAACAAACCCAGGGATTCTCGCACTCAACTAGAAAGAGACAGAGAGCGTATTGGGGGTATGTTCCGTAAAATTTTTGGTGGAAGTACTACTGGCAGTAGCTCCCGTAAAAGAATGTATAAAGGTGGAATGGTTGGAGCTTCTAACCCCCCTACTCAAAAAGGTACACCTAGGTATAAGAAATGAGAAAGTTAACTGAGCTACAAGAAAAATTTCTAGAAGCTCTATTCGGTGAGGCTGACGGTGATCCCCACAAGGCTAAAAGGCTGGCAGGGTATAGCTCTAACGTTTCTGTTAGAAGTATCACCGACAGTCTCTCTGAAGAAATTGAAGACCTTACAAGAAAGTACCTAGCCTTTCATGCTCCAAAGGCTGCTATGTTTATGGTTAATAGTATCAATAACAACCCAACCAATCTCATCTCAAGAGAAAAGCTGGCGGCCGCAAAAGACGTACTGGATAGAGCAGGACTAAAACAAATTGACAGGATGCAAGTAGATACAAATAATCCTATTTTTGTTCTACCTGCTAAGGATTCAAATGAAATGGACTCCGATAGTTAAAAGAAGGAAGCATGTTCCTTGGGGCTATAAACCTTCAGAGGAAGACCCTAGAGTTTTAATTCCTATTGACGAACACCTAGATTTACTTGAACAAGCGAAGGAGATGAGAAGTCATCATAGTCTTAGGGAACTTGCAACTTGGTTAACTGCTGTGACTGGTTCTCCTATCTCTCATCAAGGACTAAAACTAAGGTTTGAAAGAGAAGAGCAGAACCTTGCTAGTAAAGCAGAAGCTGAGCAAGAATACATTCTAAGTAAGATAGTTAAAGATAACTGGGATAAACTCCAGAGAGAAAGGGCAAGACTTGGCGCAAACAAACAAGATACCAGCGAACCCAAAGAGTCCTTCTTTTGATGTAGAAAAAGCCCAGAATATTATCTTTCAACCAAACCCCGGACCACAGACAGAGTTCCTAGCTGCATCAGAACAAGAAGTACTTTACGGTGGTGCAGCCGGTGGTGGCAAGTCCTTTGCAATGCTAGCCGACCCTCTTCGTGGTATGAATGATCCTAATTTCTCTGGACTTCTTTTACGTAGAACTAACGACGAACTAAGAGACCTTAAGAATACTTCCAAGCAGCTATACCCAAAAGCTATCCCCGGTATCAAATGGTCTGAGAAGGATAGTACTTGGTATACTCCGCAAGGCGCATCCCTCTGGATGACCTACCTAGACAGAGATGATGACGTTACTCGATTCCAAGGTCAGCAGTATTCATGGATTGGTTTCGATGAGTTAACACAGTGGCCTAGTCCTTACCCTTGGGATTACCTACGCTCTCGTCTACGTAGTGCTTCAGGTCTTTCTCTTTACCAAAGGGCTACAACTAACCCCGGAGGTAGAGGCCACGCTTGGGTCAAGAAGATGTTTATTGATCCTGCTCCACCCGGTAAGGCTTTCTGGGGAACGGATATTACAACAGGAGAGCCTCTTAAGTACCCTGATAATCACTCCAAGTTCCCCGGTCACTTTGTAGTTAAGCGTAGGTTTATCCCCGCCAAGCTTTACGACAACCCTTACCTATCAGAAGATGGTGCTTACGAAGCTAACCTACTCTCACTACCAGAGTTTCAAAGAAAACAACTTTTAGAAGGTAGCTGGGATATCGTAGATGGTGCTGCTTTTGCAGAGTTTAATAGACTCTTACACGTAATTGAACCCTTCGAAATTCCTAATAACTGGCCTAGGTTTAGAGCAGCAGACTATGGTTACAGCGATGCTTCTTGTGTTCTGTGGTTTGCTGTTAGTCCCTCTGAGCAACTGATTATCTACAGAGAGTTTTACCAACGTGGAGTTCTAGCAGAAGACCTAGGTTTAAAGATTGTACAAGCAGAGGAAGAAGACAGAACCAGAGTCAGGTATGGTGTCTTAGACTCTAGCACTTGGGCTAATCGAGGGGACAGAGGCCCTAGTATCGCAGAGCAAATCAACGGTGTTCTAAGAGACTACAACCATAAAGTCTTTCGTCCATCGGATAGGTCTAAAGGTTCTAGGGTAGCAGGTAAAAACGAAATCCACAGAAGACTAAAGGTAAACGAGTTTACAGAAGAACCCGGTTTAGTTATCTTCAATACCTGTAGAGAACTGATTACCCAACTACCAGCTATTCCTCTAGATAGAAATAACCCAGAAGACGTAGATACTCACTCAGAAGACCACGCATACGATGCTCTAAGGTATGGAGTTATGACTAGACCTAAAAGCTCTGTGTGGGACCATACAGCACCTAAGTCGGACGGCTTTGCTGCTTTTGATAAAACATTTGGATATTAATTTATGGAAGAAGAACAGCTAGAGTTTGAAGGTTTTGAAGTAGAATCTATTCCAGATAAACCTAATACAGCTTTCTACGATCCCAAAGCTGGACAAATCCTAGAGCTTGTCACTACTAAATTCAATGACTCTGAGGACGCTAGACTCTGGGATGAGCAGCGTTGGATGAGGGCTTATAGAAACTATCGTGGTCTCTATGGGCCTGATATGCAGTGGACTGAATCAGAAAAGTCTCAGGTTTTCGTCAAGATTACCAAGACAAAAGTTCTAGCTGCTTACCAATCCATTGTTGATGTTCTCTTTGGAACAGATAAGTTTCCAATTAGCATTGCTCCAACTGCCCTACCAGACGGTGTAGAAGAGTCTGTGCATATGGAAATGCAGGACATGCCCGAAGGTATTCCAGAAGAAGAGCGCAAACTAAAACCGGGTGAAACACTACAAGAACTACAGGAACGGCTTGGTGCGCTAAAGACTAAGCTTGGTCCTGTTATGGAAGATATCAAACCCGGACCCGGAACTACACCCACAAGCATTACTTTCCACCCTGCTGCTGTATCTGCTGCTAAGATGGAAAAGAAAATTCAAGACCAGCTAGATGAATGTAACGCCAATAAGTCCCTACGTAACGTAGCTTTTGAGGCTGCTCTCTTTGGTACTGGCGTTATGCAAGGTCCATTTGCTGTGGACAAAGAATACCCAAAGTGGGAAGAAGACGGAGAATACGACCCAGAAATTAAAACTATCCCAAGTGTAGAGTTTGTATCTATCTGGAATTTCTATCCTGATCCAGACGCAGACAATATGGAAGAAGCAGAGTATGTCATCCGTCGTCACAAGATGACACGCTCAAAGCTTCGTAGCCTAAAGAAAAGACCTCTGTTTAGAAAGAATGCTATTGATACTGCTATCTCAATCGGAGAATCCTACACAGAAAAATGGTGGGAGACTCAACTAGAAGAAGAGCAGACTGGTAGTTCTCCTGAACGGTTCGAGGTATTAGAGTTCTGGGGTAATGTAGACACAGAAGTTCTAACAGACTACGGCCTAGCTATTCCTCCTTCTCTAAGAGATAAAGAAGAACTAAGCGTAAACATCTGGGTTTGTAACAACCAGCTATTACGAATGGTTATGAACCCCTTCAAACCGGCTAACCTCCCCTTCCATGCTGTACCCTACGAAACCAACCCGTATAGTTTTTTTGGGGTTGGTGTAGCAGAAAACATGGACGATACTCAAACTCTTATGAATGGTTTCATGAGAATGGCTATCGACAATGCTGCTCTAGCTGGCAACATGATTATTGAGATTGATGAGGATAGCCTTACTCCCGGACAAGACCTGACTATTTATCCGGGTAAGGTATTCCGTAGGTCTGGCGGTGCTCCGGGTCAAGCTATCTTTGGTACTAAGTTCCCTTCTACTGCAAAAGAAAACATGGATATGTTCGATAAGGCTCGTCAGCTATCTGATGAGTCTACAGGCATTCCCTCATTTGCACATGGACAGATGGGAGTATCAGGCGGTATTGGTAGAACATCTTCCGGTATCTCGATGATGATGGGTGCTGCAGCAGGTTCTGTTCGCTCTGTTATCAAAAACATTGACGACTACCTACTAGCTCCCCTAGGTAAAGCCCTCTATCATTTCAACATGCAGTTCGACAATGATGAGGAAATCAAAGGCGACCTAGAGGTTAAAGCTCGTGGTACTGAAAGCCTGATGGCTAATGAAGTAAGAAGCCAGAGACTAATGCAGCTTCTGTCTATTGTCCAAAACCCAATGCTTGCTCCCTTTGCCAAGATGGATTATATTATCAGAGAAATCTCCAAGAGTCTTGATCTTGATCCTGATAAGGTAGTTAACTCCCTCAGTGACGCAGCTATCCAAGCCAAGATGCTACAGGCTATGCAGCCAGCGCAGACTCCTGAGGGTCAAGCTCCACCGGGACAGGGTACAGAAGGAGCGCCTAATGTTCCTACTCCCGGCAATACACAGCAGACTGGTAACGGTAATATTGGACCCGGTGGGGTGAATACTCCACAGGAAGAAGGTTTTACCGGACAAGAACCTAGGGTACAGTAATGAGCTTAAAGCAGATTACTAACAACAAAGATGTATGGGATGACTTCTTAGAATACATCAATGCTCGTATCGAAGAGAAACGACAGAAGCTTGAGCGCAGCAATGATATCGAGGAGATTTATCGTTGTCAGGGAGCAGTCACAGAACTGAAAAGACTTACCAAACTAAGGGAAGAAATTAATGGCAGAAACGACAGGTAGTCTATCTCGTAGAGAAATGCGGGAGAGAGGTAAAGGTGTTAAGACCACTCCAGTAGACACTGAGATGGAAGCTCTAGGTTTGTCTTCTGTTCCGGGCTTTGAAAGGCCTCTAGGGGCTGGACCTAAAGATCGTTTTATTGGGGAGGATGAGGCTGGAAATAAGATTTATAAAAATGATGCTAGTGGAGTTGTATACACCATCAAACCAAATCCCGACCAAAGAACTTTAAATACCAAAGCTAAAGATTGGTGGGCTTCTTGGAACCAAAGAGGTAGACCACTTCTTTCTAGGGAACAAGTAATTGAAATAGCTAAGCAGATTCCACAAGATGCTTATGAATCTGTTGCTAGTGCTGTCAGAGGAGAAGGAACTCTTGGTGACGTAGTTGGTTTGGCTCCTAATATGGGTGTAGGTTCTTTGTTCTTTGAAGTTCCTGAAGGTGCACTTAGAATCTTTGGTGGGCGTAAGGCTACAAACCCCAACATTGACTCAAACGGTAACCTGTTACCTCAGTCTCAAGGAAAAGATGGTGAACCTAGGTTTGAGATTGTAGACAAAGATGCAAAGTTTAATCTATATGATATGTCTTTCATAGACACAAAGAAAGAGATTACTTCTATCTCAGACTTTGGTTACTCAGATTCTTTACCCTCATGGTCTAGGCCCTATAAGTTTTTAAATGAGGTTTTTGAGCATGATGAACTTTATAGACAGTATCCTTCAATAGGAGATATTCGTGTTGTTATTGATAACAGTTTAAGTGGAACAAGAACAAGAGGTTACTTTTCTGAAGAATTTAATCTTATTGCTTTAAACCCTAGTTTAAAACCTGAAGAAGCAATGAGTACTCTCTTACATGAAATCCAACACAAAGTTCAAAAAATAGAAGGTTTTTCTCTTGGAACTTCTATCCAAAGTAAAGAACTCGTACCTATTGCTGAAACTATTTACGCTTTAAAACAAAACGAAAAAGTTCTTAAGAAAGCAGAAGCTTACGAAGAATACAATAAAAAACTAGCAGCCTATGAAGAAGCAAAAAAAAAGTATGAGATTGATCTAAAAACTTTTGAAGACTTTGATTATAGAGATTTAGCTCATGTACAGCTTGGATTTCTTACAGATATGGCTGAAGAGCTAGGCCTTCCTTTTGACGAATTTTTTAGTAGGTCTGTAGATTCTGTTAGTATTTTAGAAAAACCAGACCTTTGGAGGCTTTTAAATGATCGAGATGAATTGCTCTCTTTCATAGATAGACCAGAACCACAAAAGCAAAATGATTTTATCTTTCGAAGTGCTTCTTTTCTTTCGTCCTATAAGGATTTACCCGGATTTGAACAGTCTGGTAAAAATTGGTTTGGTGAAGAAGGTTGGCAAAAAGTAAAAGATGAGAAGTCTTTTGCCTTAGGATTAATGCCTGAAAAACCCTATTTAATTTTAGCTAAACCTACAGAACCTTTTTTTATAGACACAGACCTAGGTGTTCCTAGTTTAGTAGACTATGATGAAGCTTATAGAAGAAAAGCAGGTGAAACAGAGGCTCGTAATGTAACTACAAGAAAAGACATGACTCTTGAAGAAAGGTTTGCTAATCCTCCAGAATCTACAGAAGATAAACCAAGAGATTTGCAATGGACAGAATTTGCCAAAGGAGGCGAAGTGAAGAAAGACCCAGTATCAGGAAATAAAGTACCGCCTAACGGAACAGCTAAAGGCGTTAGAGATGATGTGCCTGCTCTGCTTTCAGAAGGTGAGTATGTTATTCCAGAAAACGTAGTTAATACTTACGGCGCAAAAACCTTTGACAGACTAGTTCAGCAAACCAATGACATGCTTAAAACTCAACCGGGTAAAGTGCAGAAGATGGCTGAAGGTGGTTTCGTAACAAATCCTACCGAAGCTGACATTGTTTCTGGCTTTAATCCTGATGCCTATAGAACTGTAGGCTTTAGCTACTTTGGTGGTACTGCTCCTACTACACAGGTTTC